CGGTCGCTATGTGCTCGATCTGATCGGCGTGGCGCGGGGGCTGCAGTGGGGGCGGGGGCAAGGACGGGATCAGGCGTATCCGTTTGCCCGAACGCTGGGCGCGCACACAGGATTGTCAGGGCCACAACGGAAGCAGAGAGCGCGCGCATCGACTATTTCCCAGACAAGCGGACACCCGCTTCCAAAAATATGATCTATTATAGGATGGTGCAGTGGGGCTTGTGTTGGATGCGACCGACATGCGTGCAGCCTGGCGAAGTATTCGGAGATCAATTGCCGCTCTTTGAGGGACGTTGATCGTCGTTTCTATTTGAGGGGGTGGTCGAGATGAAATCCAATAATATCAGTAGCGGTCTAGCTGCGATGCCGCTCGATCGCGCCATCCGCATCGCGGGGGCCGCCTTGCTAAGCCTGATGGTGCTGAGCGGCGGCAGCGGGATCGCCGCGGCCTGGCTGCAGTCGGCGGCGCTGGAGCGCCAGAACGAGGCGGGTGCGCTGCTTGCCAATCACGAACTGGCCGACATGATGCATGACGCGATCCGCAGCGACGTGCTTGCCGGGTTCGAAGCGGCCACGCCGAAGAGCGAGATCAAGAGCGCTGACGTCGCCAAGGACTTTGACGAACATCTAAAGGCGCTGCGCGCAGGGATTGCCGCCGATGGCAGCTATACCGGATCAGCCGAGGTCGCTGCGGTCACCAGCAAGCTCGTCGCGCCGATGGAAGCCTATGCGGCGTCCGCGACGCAGATCATGAATCGGATCAAGACCGATCCGAAGGGTGCCCGGTCGGACCTTTCAGGATTTTTCGATCAATTCCGCGCCCTTGAGATTTCGATGGGGAAAGCGTCGGACGTGATCGAGGCCAATGCCAAGCAAGCGTCGGATTCCGGCAGGACCGTAGGGATTGTGGCAATCGCCGCTTTGATCCTGATCGTGCTGCTTGGGATTGTCGGAACGTCGGCGCTTGTGATGATGGCCATCCGCCACGTGATCCGCCCGATTGGCGGCCTTGCCGACACGATGCGCGAACTCGGCGCGGGCAATCTGGGCGTCGCGGTGGTCGGGGCGGATCGCGCTGACGAACTGGGCGATATGGCGCAGGCAATGCTAGCGTTTCGCGACCAGTTGCAAGCGGCGGAAGCCTCGAAAGAGGCGCAGGCGCAACTGATTGTCGATAGTCTGGGGTCGGGCCTGATGTCGCTGGCCGAAGGCGATTTGACCGTGGCGGTGACCGCCGACCTGCAGCCACCGTTCGCCGCGTTGAAGGACAATTTCAACAGCGCGGTCAGCGGGTTGAACGCGCTGATCGCGGCGGTGACGGAAAGCGCGTCGGCGATCAGCACCGGATCGGGCGAAATCGCGCAGGCGAGCGAGGATCTGGCGCGGCGGACCGAAGGCAATGCTGCCAGCCTGGAACAGACCACGGCGGCGATCAGCCAGATCGAACAGCGTCTGAAAGCCACCGCCTCCGCCGCCGCGCGGACGGTACAGCGTGCCGACGGAGCGATCGCCACCGTGGCCGGCGGGCGCGGCATTGCCGACGAGGCGGTGCAGGCGATGACCCGGGTGAGCGAAAGCGCCAAGGGCATCGACAGCGTGATCGAGGGGCTGGACAAGATCGCCTTCCAGACGCGCGTGCTGGCGATGAACGCCGCCGTCGAGGCGGGGCGCGCTGGCGAGGCCGGGCGCGGCTTTGCGGTGGTGGCCGATCTGGTATCGGCGCTGGCGATCCGGGCGGAGCAGGAAGCGGGGCGCGCGCGCGACCAGTTGACCGCGACGCAGACCGACATCGTCGCCGCGGTCGAGCGCGTCCACAAGGTCGACGGCGCGCTGTCCACGATTTCGGGCGATGTGGGCGAGGTGCATGTGCTGCTGGGTGAAATGGCGAACGACAATAATGCGCAGTCGGCGATGATCTCCGAAATCAGCACGGCGATCAGCACGATGGACCAGGCAACGCAGCAGAATGCCGCGATGGTGGAAGAAACCTCCGCGGCCGCGCGCAATCTCACCGACGAGGTTGCCGCGCTGTCGAGCCGGGCGGCGCAGTTTACGATCGGGGGTGCCGGGCGACCGGCACCGTTGCGGAGCTATGCCAAGGCGTCGCGCAAACCGGCTTTGGCGGCAGCGCGCGCTGTGCCAGTCACGGCCAGCGGGCGCGGTCAAAACGCCGAATGGGCGACCTTCTGATGGGAGAAATAAAATAACCAAATAGGCACAATTAGCCTTGACATCGCGACGCTGTTTTGGTACATAACAGGAACGATGAAGAAATGCGAGTCGGCCTCTCGGGGTCGATCAACGGGCCGGGGCGGCAACGCCTTTCGGCCCGTTTTGCTGTGCGGGGGGGCCGGATGGAAGCGATTACGGCAGGAAACAAACGCGTCCTGCAAGTGCGCCGGGTGCGCTCTGGCGGGTTCGACAAGGCCAAGCGCAAGCGCTTCCTCGATACGCTGGCGGCGACGTGCAACGTCACCTCGGCGGTGCGGGCGGCGGGCGTGGCTCAGTCGAGCTGCTATCGCGCGCGGATGCGCGATGCGGCCTTCGCGGCGGCGTGGGAGGAGGCGATCGCCACCGGCTACCAACGGCTGGAGGAGGCGTTGCTCGATTATGCGCTGGCGCGGGTTGTCGGTGAGGTGCCCGATCCCGCCGCCGCCGATCCCGAGGCGCTGGCGCAAAGCCCGATTACGGCGCTTGCAGAGCGCACCATTTCGGCCAGCGATCTGCACTTCGCGGTCGGCTTGCTCAATCGGCAACGCGCCGCCGCCGAGGGAAAGGTTACGCTCGGGCGCAGGGTGAAAATGGCGTCGCCGGCCGAGACCGACGCGGCGCTGCGCCGCAAGCTCGATCAACTCGCGCGGCGGATGGGGCCGAAATGAGCGAGCGATATTCCGCCGCGCAAGCGCGGGCGCTGTTGCTCGAGCTAGCGCGCTTGCCTGCGGGCGTGCGGGACGCCTTGCTCCGCGACCTGACCGCCGCGCAGCGGGCCGAACTCAATTGGAGCTGGGAGCGCTGGGCGCAGCAGGGGCAGGAGCCGCCCGCCGGCCCGTGGCGGGTGTGGCTGATCCGCGCCGGGCGCGGTTTCGGCAAGACGCGGGCGGGTGCCGAATGGGTGAGCGAGATCGCGCGCACGATGCCGGGCACGCGGATCGCGCTGGTCGGCGCGACGATCGAGGATGTGCGGCGCGTGATGATCGAGGGCGAAAGCGGGCTGATCGCGGTGGCGCGGCCGGGCGAATCGGTCGGCTATCGCTCGCGCGGCACCGAAGTGGAATTTGCCTCCAAGGCGCGCGCTACGATTTTTTCGGCGCACGCGCCCGAGAAATTGCGCGGGCCCGAACATGCCGCCGCCTGGTGCGACGAACTGGCCAAATGGCGCAAGGGCGATGCGACCTGGGACAATCTGATGCTGGGAATGCGGATGGGCGACGCCCCGCAAGTGGTGGTGACGACAACGCCGCGCCCGACCCCATTGCTGCGGCGGATCATGGCGCTGGACGGGTGTCGGGAGACCGGCGGGAGCTCGCACCAAAATCCGTTTCTGCCCGACGCTTTTCTGGCCGCGATCGAGCAGGCCTATGGCGGCACGCGGCTGGGGCGGCAGGAGATTGCGGGCGAGATGCTCGCCGATGTCGAGGGGGCCTTGTGGTCACACGCCCAATTCGACGCGGCGCGGGTGGTGTCTGCCCCGGCGGTGGTGCGCATTGTGGTCGCGGTTGATCCGCCCGCCGGGACCGAGTCCGGGCGCGGCGGCGATGCGTGCGGGATCGTCGCGGTCGGGCTGGGGCGTGACGGGCGTGGCTATGTGCTGGAGGATGCGAGCGTCACGGGGCGATCCCCCGAGAGCTGGGCGCAGGCGGTGGCGGCGTGCGCCGCACGCCACCGCGCCGACCGTGTCATCGCCGAGAAGAATCAGGGCGGGCGGATGGTGCAGAGCGTGCTGCTCGCCGCCGATGCCAGCCTGCCGCTGAAGCTGGTCCATGCCAGCGATGGCAAAGTCGCGCGCGCCGAGCCGGTCGCGTTGCTGTACGAACGCGGAATGGTCTCGCATGTCGGCGCGATGCCCGATCTGGAGCGCGAATTGTGCGGGCTGGTGGTGGGGGGCGGCTATCAAGGGGCGAACCGCTCCCCCGACCGCGCCGACGCCTTGGTCTGGGCGCTGGGCGAGCTGTTGCTCAAACGGCGCGGCGGCGGGCGGGTGCGGGGCTTGTGAGCGGGGCCCATCGCCATGGCGCTGCGTGGCTGCGCGCGCTAACGCCGTGAACGAAGACTGGAAGGACGAACGACATGGTGCCCCGCGAAAGGATCGACAGCGCGCGCATTCCCGGCGGCGAGGAAATGACGCTGTACCGGCGCGGCGACGATTTCATGATCGTGGTCGACCGCAACGAATTGATGAGCACGCGGATGAACGGATCCGAGGAGGCGCTCGGCACGATGGCGTGCGCGCGGCTATCGCGGGCGGCGGCACCGCGCGTGTTGATCGGCGGGTACGGTATGGGCTTTACGCTGCGCGCGGTGCTGGGCGTGGTCGGCCCCAAGGCGGAGGTGACGGTGGCAGAGCTGGTGCCCGAGATCCTCGCCTGGGCGCGCGGGCCGATGGCGGCGGTGGCTGCCGGGTGCCTCGACGATCCGCGCGTGGACGTGGTCGAGGCCGATGTTGCCGAGGCGATTGCCGCTGCACCGGGCGGCTATGATGCGATCCTGCTCGATGTCGATAACGGCCCGGACGGGCTGGTGCGCGCCGAGAATAACCGGCTGTATGCCCCGCACGGGCTGGCGGCGGCGCGAGCGGCGTTGCGACCGGGCGGCGTGCTGGCGGTGTGGTCGGCGGCCTCTGATGCGCGCTTCGTTACGCGGTTGAAGGCGGCTGGGTTCGCGGTCGATGAAGTGGCGGTGAAGGCGCGGCAGAACGGCAAGGGGCCGCGCCATGTGATCTGGTTCGCGACGCTGGCGGGGTAACGGGCAAGAGACGCGACGCGTAATCCCGCCGTCACCCCGGACCTGTTCCGGGGTCCACCCTGCCGCGGGTTCTGCGGCCGCAGGATAAGGATCAGGGTGGACCCCGGGACGAGCCCGGGGTGACGGGCTTGGGACTCTCCCAGGGGGCGGCTCCCTGCGGGGTCGTTTCTCTACGAAAAGGAAGACAGCATGAAATGGTTCGGCTGGAAGGCAGCCGGGCGCGAGGAATCGCGTCCGGCGCTGGAGTTTCGGCGTGCGCGTTTTGCCGAGGGGGCGGCTTTCGGGGCGCTGCCGCAAAGCTATGCGGAACAGGTGCGCGCGCTGTATCTGCGCAATGCGATGGCGCAGCGTGCGGTGCGGCTGGTTGCTGATGCGGTGGGCGATGCGCCGCTGACGGGGACGCCCGAAACCATCGCGCTGGTCCAGGCACGATCGGGTGGGCAGGCGCTGACCGCGACGCTGGCGGCGCATCTGCTGCTGCACGGCAATGCCTATGTCCAGATGCTGACCGATGCGGCGGGCGATGTGGTCGAGCTGTTCGCGCTGCGCCCCGAGCGGGTGACGGTCGAGCCCGATGCGGGCGGGTGGCCGATCGCCTATCGCTATAGCGTGGGCGATCGATCGGTACGGCTGTCGGCGGAGGAGCCACGGCCCGAAATCGTGCAGATCAAGGCGTTCCATCCGCTCGACGATCATTATGGCCTGGGGTGTCTCGGCGGTGCGGCGAGCGCGATCGCGCTGCACAATGCAGCGGCGGCATGGAATGCCGGGCTGCTCGACAATGCCGCGCGGCCATCGGGGGCGCTGATCTATGATCCGGGCGATGGCTCGACCTTGTCGCGCGAGCAATTCGCCCGGTTGCGCGAGGAAATGGAGGCGAGCTTTGCGGGCGCGCGCAACGCCGGGCGACCGATGCTGCTGGAAGGCGGCCTCACATGGCAGGCGCTGAGCCTGACGCCCGCCGACATGGACTTTGTCGGCATGAAAGCGGCGGCCGCGCGCGAGATCGCCACCGCTTTCGGGGTGCCGCCGATGCTGCTCGGCCTGCCCGGCGACGCGACCTATGCCAATTACAAGGAGGCCAATCGCGCGCTGTGGCGATCGACGATCCTGCCGCTGGCGGGAACGATCCTGGCCGGGCTGACGCAGGGGTTGCGCGGATGGTTCCCGGACACCGCATTGTCGGTCGACCTCGACCGGGTGACCGCGCTGGCCGAGGATCGCGAACGCTTGTGGAGCCAGGTGGGCGCGGCGGACTTCCTCTCGAGGGATGAAAAGCGCGCGATGGTGGGGTTGGGGCCCGGCGCGGCGGAGGTGGCACCATGAGCGGGGCGGTGTTGGCGCAGTTGATGGCGCAAGGCGCGGGCGAGGGCGCGGATTTGACCACGCTGCGCGCGATTGCCGAGGAAGCGGGCGAACTGGCGGCGTCGCGCGCGATGGCGCGGCTCGGGCTCGACGATGCGGCGGCGGCCAAGGACATGGCCGAATTGCGCGAATTGCTGGGGGCATGGCGCGATGCCAAAAGATCGGTGTGGAAGGCTGCGCTCGCGTGGGTGGTGCGGATCGCGGGCGCGCTGCTGCTGACCGGGCTGGCCGCCAAATTCGGCTTTTGGGATTGGGTTAAGTGAGGGGGGCCACCGGAAAGCCCCTCCCCTTCAGGGGAGGGGTTGGGGTGGGGCCTATCCACCAGTCGCAGATGCCGAATTGGCGGCACGGCCCCACCCCCAGCCCCTCCCCTGAAGGGGAGGGGAGGAGAGAGGTGCCACTCCGCTTTGCCGGCTATGCAGCGATTTTCGACCGGGTCGATCGGGGTGGCGACGTGATCCGCGCGGGGGCGTTCGGGGCGGACGTACCGGTGGTGCCGTTATTGTGGCAGCATCGCGGGCGTGCAATCGGCACGATCGAGCGCATCGCGCCCGACCAGCGCGGGCTGCGCGTGATCGGGCGGATCGACGATGCGCGGGTCGCGCGGCTGGTGCGGGGCGGGGCGCTGAACGGTTTGTCGATCGGCTTCCGCGCGCGCGGCGCGGTGCGGGGGCGGGTGCGCGAGTTGACCGCGGTCGACCTGGTCGAGGTCAGCCTGGTCGCGCAGCCGATGCAGCCGCTGGCACGGGTGCATATGGTGGAGGAGCGTGCTACGATGCCGCCTCCAGACTTGGTTCCCGATCCCCGGCAGCCGCGCGCGGACGAGGAGAGCGATCATGGCTGAAGGCACCATCAAGCGACTGACCGACAAGGGTTTCGGCTTCATCGCCGATGCGAGCGGCAAGGACCTGTTCTTCCACATGTCGAGCGTCGAGGGCGTCCGTTATGAGGATTTGCGCGAGGGCGAGACGGTCACGTTCGACGTCGGTCAGGGCCCCAAGGGCCCGCGCGCCGAGAATGTGAAGCAGGCGTGATCGGCTAACCGATCCCCCTTTTGATGCGGCGTCGGTGCCGCATCCGAAATGCCAGAGGGCGTCGCGATTGCGGCGCCCTTTTTCGTGTCGGGCGCGTGCCTTCGACAGCGCCGCAGACGCACCGCCGAAGGAGAAGGTTTGTTCGCGCAGAGGCGCGGAGGACGCAGAGGTGTTGCGCGCGGATTGCAACGTGCGTGTCCCGATCACCGGGCCAATCACCGGGATGGTGGATGCGCTTGGAATCGACCGGGCGCGGCTGCTCTGCGTCCTCCGCGCCTCTGCGCGAACCTCTTCGACGCTGCTGTGGGCGCGCCGCCGGCCTTGGCCACAATTTTATCAACAAGGAGAAAAAGCATGACCGACATGACGGTGGACGCGCTGGACGCAAGCTTTGCGGCGCAGAATGTGGGGCAGGATATGGGCGCGGTCCAGCGCCCGTTGCTGGCGGGCGGGGGCGAACCCTCGGGCGCGGCGTTCGAGGGGTTCCTCCGATCGGGCGCGAGCGTCGAGATGAAGGCGTTTACCGCCGTGAGCGGCGATGCCGGTGGCTATGCCGTGCCGCGCGAGATCGATGCGGTGATCGACGCGACGCTCAAATCGATCTCGCCGATCCGCAGCGTGGCGAATGTGGTGACGGTGGGGTCGGCGGGGTATCGCAAGCTGGTGACGACCGGGGGTACGCCCTCGGGCTGGGCGGCGGAGACCGATGCGCGCGGCACCACCGCGACGCCGGTGTTCACCGAAATCGCGCCGCCGATGGGCGAACTCTACGCCAATCCGTCGGCAAGCCAGGCGATGCTCGACGATGCGGCGTTCGATGTCGAGGCGTGGCTGGCGGGCGAAATCGCGATGGAATTCGCCAAGGCCGAGGGGGCGGCCTATGTCAACGGATCGGGCGTCAACCGACCCAAGGGCTTTTTGCAAGCGCCGACCGCGAGCACGGCGGATGCGGCGCGCGCCTTCGGGACGTTGCAATATCTGGCGAGCGGGGCGGCGGGCGATTTCGCGGCCAACCCGCAGGACCGGCTGATCGATTTGGTGCAGGCGTTGCGCGGGCCGTACCGCCAGGGCGCGGTGTTCGTGATGAATGCGAGCACGCTGGCGCGGATCCGCAAGTTCAAGACCAATGACGGCGCGTTCCTGTGGGCGCCGAGCCTGACGGCGGGGACGCCGGCGACGTTGCTCGGCTATCCGGTGATCGAGGCGGAGGACATGCCCGACATCGCCGCCAACAGTCTCTCGATTGCGTTCGGCAATTTCAAGGCGGGCTATCTGATCGCCGAGCGGCGCGAGACGGTGATCCTGCGCGACCCTTACACCAACAAGCCGTTCGTCAATTTCTACGCGACCAAGCGCGTTGGCGGGTGCGTGTCCAATTCCGAGGCGATCAAGCTGCTGAAGTTCGCGGCGGCGTAAACCCGCTCCCCGTGGGAGACGAGGGCGCGGGTGCGGTGCGCGTCCTCCCCCTTCTCGCTCCCACTGGGCGTGGGAGATGGAGGAATAACGATGATCGAGACGGATGGGCCGGGCGTGGTGACGCTTGGCGAGGAGGACCGTGCGCTGGCGGTGGCGGCGGTCAAGGCAGTGCTGCGCGTGGCGAGCGACGACGAGGATGCGCTGATCGCGGCCTTTGCCGAAACGGCACTGGGGCTGGCCGAGCAGTTTCTGGGGATGGTGCTGATCGCGCGGGGGCTGCGCGTGCCGGTGGCGGTGCCGGGGGCGTGGCACGCGCTTGGCGTGGCACCGGTCTCGGCGATTACGGGCGTGGAGACGGTGGCGGGGGTGGCGCTTGCGGCGGATGCCTTTGCGATCGACATCGATGCGGCAGGCGAGGGCTGGGTGCGGATCGTGCAAGCGGCGGGGGTGACCTCGGTCATGGTGCTGGCGCGCGCTGGCCTGGCCGAGGGCTGGGCGGGGTTGCCCGCGCCGATCCGGCAAGGCGTGGTGCTGCTGGCGGCGCATCTGTTCGAGCAGCGCGAGGCCAGCGTCGCCCCGCCGACCGCGATCACCGCTTTGTGGCGGCCGTTCCGGCGGATCGCGCTGCGCCCGACGGCGCACGCATGTTGAGCGCGCTGGAGGCGCAGGGGCGCGTGCTGGCGGAACGCGCGGCGGCGCGGGCACGGGGACGCGTGGCGGAGGCGCTGCGCGCCGAACTGCCGGGGGTGACGGTGACGGTGGAGGGCGAGGCGGTGGTGCTGAGCGGGCGGATCGCGCCCGACGATGCGCGGCTGCGCTGGATCGGGAGTCTGCTGCCATGAGCGCGGAGAGTGTTGTGCAAGCGGCGGTGCTGGCGGCGCTGCGCGGGGTCGCCGGGTTGAACGGCGTTTATCTCGGGCCGCCGGTCAAGGCGACGGTGCCGTTTGCCGAGCTGGGCGATCTGCTGAGCGGCGACTGGAGCGTGAAGGACCGCGTCGGGCGCGAGCTGCGGCTGATCGTGACGGTGCGCGATGCGGGCGACAGCCCGGCGCGCGCGCAGGCGCTGGCCGGGGCGGTAGGCGCGGCCATCGAGGCGGTGCCGCGCGACCTCGGCGGCTGGCGCGTAGCGAGCGTGGTGCTGGTGCGGTCGCGGCTTAGCGCTGCTGCGGCGGGGCGGTGGAACGCCAGCGTCGAATATCGCGTGCGGGTTCTGGCGGCCTGACGTCCCTCTCCCAGCGGGAGAGGGAGGGAGCGGCGGCGCCGCGGAAGGGTGAGGGCGACCGGTTCTGGCGGTTAGTGCTTGCGGCAGCGTCGATTTGGTTCGCGCAGAGGCGCGGAGGACGCAGAGAGAGTGCGCGGGGGGCGAGGTTCCGCCTGGTAATTGGCGCACGGCATTTGTGCTGGGCGGGCCTGCTCTGCGTCCTCTGCGCCTCTGCGCGAACCCGATTTCGGACCCTCACCCTTCCCACTGCCTTTGACAGCGGGTCCCTTCCCTCTCCGGGTGGGAGAGGGAGATTCTTTTTCAGGAGACATTTTATGAGTGCGGAACGGGGTAGTGCCTTTTTGTTGAAGGTGGGGAATGGGGCGTCGCCGCTCGTTTATGCGACGGTGGCGGGGCTGCGGACGACGCAGATGAGCGTCAATGGCGAGATGGTGGCGATCACCTCCAAGGATTCGGGCGGGTGGCGCGAATTGTTGTCGGGGGCGGGGGTGCGCTC